AGGATCTGAATTATCTATTGCTCTTGTTAATTGCGAATGTCTAAATACACCATCAAATTTATTTAGGTTATTAAAGTTGTAATCAGAAATTGTATCTCTTACAACCGCTTGTAATTCAACTGAAGAACGATCAGTAAGATTTGGATTATATTTAAAATTACAATCTATTTCTAAATGAGTAAAATTAGGATCGACAATTTCAGGAGTAATTGATACTACATTCTTACCTTTTAATATTGCGCCTTTTATATCTGTTTTTTCAGCTTCAGTAAGTAATTCAGACAATAAAGGTTTAATTGCAATATATACTTTACCATAATCTGGTGGATCATTATCTTCACCACCCCATGTAGAAATAGAATCAATATTACTAAATTCTTTTTTAATAATTGCTGAATAATCTTCTGATGTTACAGCTCTGTTTTGAGTTGTAAATGTTAAAGGAGCATTAAATCTTATTGATTCTAATGTTTCTTGTTCTGCTCCACCAGATGCTGCAACTGCAGTAGTAACTGTAATATTTGAAAAACCACCAATATTATCTACCATAGAAAATATATTAGCACCATTACTTTCTACGCCATTTGTAATAATATAATCTAAAGTAACAACGTTATTATTAGATGGTTTAAATCCTGTTACACCATCTCCAAAATATGTTTCATAGTATCCTGATGAATTTTCTTGTAAATAATAAACCTTACTTGCTGAATCAACATTTTTAAGAGATTCAAATTTAGTATAGATATCGAATCCACTTGATTCTTCGTTTTCCTGTACACGTACGCGTAAGGAAGAAGTATCTGCGTTTTCATCAGAGAGTTGAAATTTCTGATTTTCAATATCATTATCAACTCTATATTTAAGTTCTCTTATTGAACCTTCTAATATTACAACATTATTAAATGTATAAGTGTTACCAACTAAAGTTGCTTGTTGAGTTTCTAATACTACATATTGAAATTCTTCTCCACCCACAATTGTATTTAGTTTTGTACCTCTTGGTAATGAAAGAACCGATGGTTTAACACCTAACACTCCAGTTGTATCAACAACAAGATTAACTTGAGCTCTTGGAGATAATACTGATCTTGGAGTATAACCTAAGAGTTTAGCTCTTGTTACTACATTACCTCTTATCTGAGCTGAATCTAAAAATGCTTCATTTAATGAATAATGAGCATTCATTGCATTATAATGAGTATTATAAGCTAATACATCAAGTAATACACTTAGTCCGGATCCATCAAAGTCATAGTCATTAAACTCTGATTGTTGTTTTAAAAAGTTTTTAAGATTTTGTTTTATATCTGCAAAATCTAGTTCTGTTACATTTAAATTACTTGCCATTTTACTTTAACCTTCTTAATACTAATTCAACTTTATCTTGTGTGTCATATTCTTTTATTCTAAATACAACTATAAGATTGTATGCGTTTTGATCTGGTAAATCATTTATAATTACTTTTAGTAATTCTACACGTGGTTCGTGTTTAGTAATTACATCAGTAACTCCTTGCCTAATATCTATTTTTGTAATATTATCAGCTGGCTCAAATAAAAGACCTCTTAAATTTGCTCCTAAGTCAGGCTGAAAAGGCCTTTCAAAAAAGTTACTTATTAATAAATTTTTTAAAGCATTTTTAATAGCTACATCATCTTTAAGTGGAATAATATCTTTTCTAATTGGATGTACTTTTAAAGATAAATCTAAATCACGATAACCCTTTTTCCTAGAAACAACTTTAGCTTGAGAAAGATCTCCTTTAATTGATTTATCTGATTGTATTAAACTTGCCATATAACTATTTATACTCTTTACGTACCACTTTTAGGCTTTCCTGTATCTGATACTGGGCCTGTTCCTGCAGTTGGAGAACCTATATGTAAGTGAGTATCTAGAGTTACTTCTTTACCAGTAATACTATCTTGCGCTACAATAGTACTATCATTTGTTTGTGCACCAGTAACATGTAATGTACCGGTAATTGTTGTATTACCATCAATATTTACAATATCATTCACAGCATTAATCTCTACTGTACCATCATTGTTTATATTAATTGTTGTACCAGAGGCATGTTGAATATTAATTCTTTTTGCACCATCGGTATTATCATATTCAATAATATGACCACCTTCTGTTTTATGTACTTTATTTTTAGGTGGATTTAATTGAGCTTCTGTAGGTATATCAATTACTGAATCTGTTTGAGTTGCAACTGAACCTATAACAATCGGATCTTGTGCACTTGGTCCATCTCTAAAAAATCCAACTACAAAAGAACCTACTACTAATTCATGATTTGATCCTACACCTTTATATGAGGCCGATGTTGCTGGCATGATTACAGTTGCCCAAGGCAATTTATCTTTAGGTAATATACCTGTATCGTCAGTATGCCAACCATGACATCTTACTTTTACTCTATTAAGAAATTCTGTATCGTTGACGTCTTCAACTATAGCTGTAAACCAGCTAAATTGACCACCAATAAACATATCATCATTACGCATTAATATCTACTCCTAAAGAATCTCTTTTAACATTTAAAGTCTGAACAAATTCTTGATCGAAGGTGTGTGTTATACTGTTAACAATATATGTTCCTGATAAATATTTATCGATAAATCCACCTTCTTCTTCCAAGTGTTCAGTTGTAGATGTTTTAATAATTTCTAAATCAATTTTTTTACCAACACACATTTCAAAATCGCCTGGAATTGTAATTTTAAATTCATTAAATTCTAAAGCTTGTTTATAAGCTTCTCCTTTTAGTAAAGTTGGAAAAGCTGGTTGATGATAATTATCTAAATCAAAAGCTTTTGTATTTAAAGAAACATAATGATTTTTTGAGTCAAAAAGTGTATCATACGTTTTATCTAAAACTTTATGATTATCAGACCAAGGTTTATGTTTATTAAGTGTTTCTAATTCTTTATAACCAAATGTATTTATTTCATGCTTTTTAGTAGCAATATCAACAGTATGTAATGTAGAAGCATATGCGCCTTTAAGCATTTGATTAAGTTTTGGCATACCAAAGTCACCCACAATTTTTCGTATTCTTCTTCTTACTTCGTCATAAGATTCTGGTGTACCTAATGAATGTTTAAATTGAGGTCTAAATTCATATGTTTCATATACTTCTTCATCTAATAATTTTTTATATGATTCAAAGCTTACACCATTGGCAATTGATTCATAAAAATAAAATGGAGTATTATCTTCATAAGCATTTCTCATAAGCCATTTGATTGCTTGTATTGGTCGCATACGAGGATATATTCCTTTAATTGTTGCTTTACTACTTGTATTAATTTTATGTGGTTCAACCTTAAGATCAGCTTTACATATTTTATCAATTAATCCACCAATAGTATTTTCAAAGGGCCTTACTAATACTTTACTTGCATTAATATACATATGTTCTGAAACACAATATAATCTATAATTTTGTCTTACAGCTTTTGTTCTTACATAACCATTTACTTCAGCAATTCTCATAGAAAGCTGCCATTTACTTTTATCTTTTTCAGAATCTTTAAATGGAGATCGAGATATTGTGAAGGTAATCTTTTCATTACCATTGATTTGTTTTTCTTCTAAAAAATTTGTAGCATCAGTTATTTGAACAAAACATTCTATATATGATTTATCAAGCGATTCAGTAAAGGTAAAATTATTGACAAGATTATTAATATCAATCTCTTCACCTTTATTAGTTTCTAATATTATACTAGATACTGAATAACTAGAAGGCGTGACAGCATCACTATCACCATATAATCTTGATGTACCTCTACTAGACATTTATAGCTTCTTCAAATTTATCTACAAATTGGCCAATGTAATTTGGATCAACATAACGTATTTTTGAACGTTCTTCATTTACTTCATACTCATGATCTCTATTACTTTGATAACTTAAAAGCGATCTTTCTACTCCACCTGTAGATAATGGTGAAAAATGAGCTGCGTTTGATACTGGTTTTTTATCTGCATCACCAGTAAGATAATAATAATATGGAGCTTCTGCATATTTAAATACTTCAAATGTTGATACACTATCACCGGTTGTAGATCCAATAACAAGTTCAGTAAGATTGTTTGTAGAATCTGGATCACCAATAAAAGCTCCAGTT